GTTCACATTCCTAGCCCAACCCGTGGTTCTGCATCAGCTAAAGGCGCAACAAACGCCGTTACCCTGATCGTCAACAACGAAGGTGAAGTTCAAATCTCTATCAACAAACACTATGAATATAGCCGTTTGATTGAAGATATCGTTGAAGCACAAGCCCTGTCTTCTTTGCGTAGTTTCTACACAGAAGACGCTGGTTACGCTTTGGCTAAACAAGTCGATACTGACTTGATTCAGTTGGGTCGTACTGCCAATGGTGGTGCGGCTGGCGCTCGTTACGACACTGGTTATGTAGGTGGCGATGGTACAACTACCTTTGACTATTCAGCAAACTCAAGTGCTGGTAATGCTTCTGCTTTGACTGATGCCGCTATTCGCCGCACTATTCAGCGTTTGGATGACAGCGATGTGCCTATGGATGGTCGCTTCTTCATCATTCCTCCCTCAAGCCGTAACACTTTAATGGGTCTTGCCCGTTACACTGAACAGGCTTTTGTGGGTGATGCTGGTAATGGCAACACTATCCGCAATGGTGAAATCGGTAACCTGTATGGTATGCCTGTGTTTGTGTCTAGCAATGCTGACTCAGCATCTGCCACAGCCGCATATCCTACTTCTGGTACTGCTATCGCCCGTGTCTGTTTGATGGGTCATCGTGATTCGATGGTTCTGGTTGAACAAATGGCAATTCGTTCACAGACACAATACAAACAAGAGTATCTTGGCACATTGTTCACCGCTGACACCCTTTATGGTGTTGGTGAACTGCGTGACTACGCCGCTTTTGCTTTGGTTGTGCCAGCCTAATTGCAGTTGTCCCTCCTACTTCTAGCAATAGGGGTAGGGGGACTTTTTTAACTTAATTAGGAGAAACAAAAATGGCATCAGCAACCGCTGTAGTATCAAAACGAGACAATGCCTCGTTTCGTGGCTTGTTTAACGACACTTGGTCTGTTTCCGCAACTCTTGACTCAGCATCTGTAGCTTCAGGTGCATCAGGTGCGGCAACCGACACAATTACTGTCGCAGGAGTCGCATTGGGTGACATGGTTATTGGTATGTCTGTGGGTGTTTCAGAAGCTGGCGTAGTTCGTCGTGCTTATGTTTCAGCCGCAAATACTGTAACTGTGGCAACTGACAACTTGACTGGTAGTTCTGTCGATTTGGCATCTACCACCATCAAATTGATAATTGCACGACCTGTTTAAACAGTCTGGGGGAGGGGGTAAAACCTCTCCCTTTTAACTTTTGAGGGTTTTATGGCGACATTTAAGTGTTTAGCAAGTGGGAATTTGGTGACTTTTACGGCTCAAGTCGATATAGACTCCATGAAAGGTCATTCTGCTTATGAACGGGTAGATGTTGAAGAAGTTGTAGAATCCAAGTATGATTTAAATCAAGTACGAACAGATACCGCATTTGCGCCTGTCATACCCTCTGTTAAGCGTATGGGTAGACCAAGAAAGGTAGCAAATGTCTGAAGTAGACGCTAGGGATTTTGGCAAGTTAGAGGCTCAAGTAGAGGCTCTACAAAAAGAAGTCCACACACTAAGTACCGATGTAAAAGCCCTTTTAGAGTTGGCAAACAAGTCTAAAGGCGGTCTTTGGGTAGGAATGTCTTTGGCATCCTTTGGTGGCGGAGTAGTCACTTTCATTGTTGATCGAGTGTTCAAATGAAAGAAGGACTGTTGTCAGGTCAGGTTTGCCCACTTCCCACTCAGGATGTAGTGTTAAACCTCAAGAACCGCAATAATGCTTTCAAGAACTTTGGGTATGGCGCACCCAATCCTTTAGAACCCAATGAAGCGTTTTGGCTGAAAAAAGCCAAGATGTATAACGCACCTACCGATGTGGTGAAAACCATGCGTTGCGGTAATTGTGCGGCTTTTATTCAGACTCCTAAGATGATGGAGTGCATTAAAAGCGGGTTGGAAAAGGGTAAATCTTCCTCAAACGAATTGGACTATGACCAGCAGTTTATTGATGCCGCTGATCTAGGATTTTGTGAACTTTTCCACTTTACTTGTGCGGCTTTGCGTACTTGTGATGCTTGGAAATCTGGTGGCTCTATAAAGAAAGACTAATCATGGGAAATACCGCCGCTGAACTCGTTGGATTACTGTTTTTGGCAAGAGAAATTGCCCACAGGATTCATCTAAAAACCACTTCTTTTGCTGAACACAAGACTCTTAATGAGTTTTATGAGGGAATCATCCCTTTGGCTGATAACTTTGCCCAACAATATCAAGGCAAGTTTGATACCCGTTTAGACGTTCCTTATGTGAATAACAAGTACAAAGGCACGATTTCACAGGTTTTGCGTCAACAAATGGATTGGATTGAAGCCAATCGCCAGCAAATCGTTCCCCGTACTGAAACAGCCCTGCATAACGTCATTGACGAAATTGTTGGTCTGTACCAAGACACTTTGTATCAATTAACCTTAAAGTAAGGGTAAACCATGAGTTCTAATTCAAATGCAGTCACCCTTTTAAGCGCTGTTACTGCAACAGGCGCATCTAAGGCGGTTCAATGTGATGCTGGCAATCCAGCATTTTTGCAAGTTAATGGCATTACATCAGCTACTGTGGTTTTTCAAGGTAGTTTAGATGGCACAAACTGGTCTACTCTTGGCAGTTCTTTAACTGCTGATGGTTTGGTAACTGTAGCAAATGCTCCCAAGTATTTGAGAGCAAACTGCACAGTTTATGTGTCTGGCACTATCACTGCAAAGATTCTTTACTAAGGAAGCATCATGGCAACAAAAAAAATGGCTAAAGTTGGCAAGGTAATGAAAGAGTGGAAAGAGGGAACTCTACACACTGGTTCTAAGACTGGCAAGGTTGTCAAGTCACAGAAACAGGCAGTTGCTATTGCATTGTCTGAAGCTGGCATGAGCAAACCCAAGAAAAAGACAAAAATGGGGTATTGATGAAATCTCCTACTTGGCAAACAAAAGCTGGTCAAAATCCAAAAGGCGGCTTGAATGCCAAGGGTAGAGCATCTTATAATGCGGAAACAGGGGGAAACCTCAAGCCACCCGTAAAGTCGGGTGACAATCCAAGACGAGCTTCTTTTCTCGCCAGAATGGGCAACATGGAAGGCGCAGAGTACAAGGATGGCAAGCCAACAAGGTTGCTACTTTCTCTGCAAGCATGGGGTGCTAGTTCTAAGGCAGACGCAAAGGCAAAAGCTAAAGCGATTTCGTCAAGAAATAAAGGAAAGAAGTAGTCTATGGCTTTACCTACATATCTTAGTTTAGTTAACGATGTATTGGTTCGTTTGCGTGAGCCAGTTGTTTCTACTGTTACTCAAACAACTTATTCATCTCTTATTGGTAAATACATTAACGACACAAAGCGTCAAGTAGCTGATGCTTATGATTGGGATGCTTTTAATCAAGCTGTGACCATTACAACTGCAAATGGTCAGGTTGGTGACTATGGTTTGACTGGTGCTGGTACACGTTTTAAAACGATGGATGTTATTAACACCACTCGTTACTATCAGTTGACTCCGTTGTCTCACGAACAACACGATATTTTCTATTACACAGTTCCTACACCTATTGTAAATCTTCCTATGTATTACACAGTTCAAGGTGTAAATACAAGCGGAGACTTGAAGGTAAAGTTCTGGCCTGTTCCTGATGGTGTTTATAACATCAGATTCAGTTTAATAGTTCCTGAAACTGATTTCTCAGAAGATACAGATACAACATTGTTGGCAAAAGAACCTATTATTTTGGGTGCTTATGCAAGGGCATTGGTAGAGCGTGGTGAAGATGGTGGTTTAAGTAGTTCTGAAGCATATGCGTTGTTTAAATCTGCAATGGCAGACATGATTGCTTTGGAGTTGGCTCGTTCCCCTGAAAACGATTCTTTTGTGGCGGTGTAATGGCAGAAGCACTAACAGTCAGTAGTATTTCAGCCCCAGGTTTTTATGGGCTAAATACACAAGATTCGCCTCTTGATTTGGCGGCTGGATATGCTTTGGTTGCGACTAACTGCATCATTGACCAATATGGTCGTGTTGGCTCTCGTAAAGGTTGGGCAAAGGTTAATTCTTCTAGCGGAAACCTTGGTGCTAATGACGTTAAGGTCATCCATGAGTTAGTTCAGAGTGATGGAACTTTGACTGTATTGTTTGCAGGAAACAACAAGTTATTTAAGTTGGGGTCAAGCAATGTTGTTACTGAGTTAACTTATGGTGGTGGGGGTACTGCACCAACCATAACTGCTAGTAACTGGCAATGTGCATCATTGAATGGCATCACCTACTTCTTTCAGTCTGGCTACAACGCTTTAATCTATGACCCTGCTGTTAGCACTACAACATATCGTAGGGTTACAGAAAAGACTGGTTATACAGCTACTGTTCCTGATGCTGATATTTGTATATCTGCTTTTGGTCGTTTGTGGGCGGCAAACACTTCATCAAACAATTCTACTGTTTACTTCAGTGACTTGATTGCTGGTCATGTGTGGTCTACAGGAACTGCGGGTAGTTTAAACGTCAACAATGTGTGGGCAAATGGTGCAGACCAGATTACTGGTTTAGCGGCTCATAACGGCTTTTTGTTTATCTTTGGTAAGCGTCAAATATTGATCTATTCTGGTGCTACTAGTCCCTCATCAATGGTTTTGAGTGACACAGTGGAGAACATTGGTTGCATTGCTAGGGATAGCATTCAGACAACCAGCACTGATGTGTTGTTCTTGTCAAACTCTGGTGTTCGTTCTTTAATGAGGACAATTCAAGAGAAATCATCTCCTGAGAGAGATTTGTCTAAAAATGTTCGTAATGACTTAATGTCTATGGTTGCTGGTGAAACACTGGCAAACATTAAATCTGTGTATTCAGAACGTAATGCTTTCTATTTGTTGACTACTCCGTCTACAAATGTGGTGTGGTGTTTCGACACCAAAGCATATTTACAAGATGGTTCAGCAAGGGTTACGACTTGGGATTCAATGACTCCAACGTCATTCTTATCTCGCCGTGATGGTAGTTTGTACATTGGTAAGAATGGCTATATTGGTTTGTATAGTGCATATCAAGACGACACATCAGCATATCGAATGCTGTATTACACCAACCATGCAGACCTTGGCGATCAAAATGTTACTTCAATTTTGAAGCGACTTTCTGTTGTTGTGATTGGCGGAACTAATCAAGTCGTTACCTTTAAATGGGGTTTTGACTTCCAAGCAAACTATGTTTCTGAGAATGCAACTATTCCAACTCAAGGTGTTTCATATTATGGAATTGCTGAGTATGGGTCAAATGCAACAGTTATTGCAGAGTATTCAAGTGGTGTTGCACTGCAAACATTGAGAGTGAATGCAACTGGCACAGGAAAAGTTGTTCAAACTGGGTATGAAACAGACATCAATGGTTTAGCGTTGTCTATTCAAAAGATTGAGATTCAAGCCAAAAATGGCAAGTACGTTTAAGGGGATTACAAGTGACTGATTACACCAAATCAACAAACTTTGCGACTAAAGATAGTCTTTC